TCGCAGAAGCTCCTCGTGTGGCGCGCACTCGATCCGCCGCTGTCTTGGCGCGCTATCGGCAAACGCATCTCGCGCACGGCTGAGGGGGCACGGCGGGCCTGGGGCGGCGCGCTCGAGCGCGTGTGGCGGGCAGCGAATGGCCTACCGGTGCACGACCACGTGAAAACCGCCGATCAGCTGGCGGCATTGCGCGCGCGCAATCGCGCTTGGAGGGCCATGCAGGGATGATGTCAGCAGCGAATCTTGCCGAGTGGTTCGGCATGAAGCTGGCGGGCGATATCGCACCTTCGCGGCGATCGAAGGGCCCGCCGATGGCGAGCCCCGCTCAATTGCGCCTGGCCGAGCGCGAGGCCGGGTATGTGGCGGTGGTCATCACGGGGCCACCGCGGCGCGTGCCGCGCTATTTCGGGGACAACGATGGCTGCTGGCCGGTGAAGGTCGGCATCACCAAGAACCCGCGCGATTATCTGCGCACCGAGGATCGCGGCTGGCAGGAAGTGGTGTTGCTCGCGTGCGTGTGGACCAACGGGCTGCGCTATGCTGAGCGCCTGAAAGCGGCGGTGGAGCGGATGATTGCCGCGAAATCCGCGCCGCTGAGGCGCTCATGGCATGATCTGGAGCCGGAGATCGCAGAGCTCACGCTGGCCTTTGCCGCCGAGCAGGAGGGCATCGAGGTGTTCGATTGGGACGAGCGCCAGCGGCGGCTCGCGGCGGCGGTGGAGAAAGCGGTGAAGGGACTGAAAGCGAGGGGCAGAAGCTGCCGCTCAGTTTGATCCAGGCTGTGGCTTCGGCTCGCATCAAATTTTGGGATCAGAAAGCTGATCGCTGTGTTAACAACTTCCACTTCGAGATTGGGTCGGATAGTGCTGTCGAGAAGCTCCCGACGATGTTTGAACGTCGGTTGCAAAGTGAGATGCGCTTATCTATAGTTTGTTCGTGTTAAGAGTAATTGGGGGTATACTACAATGCTTCGATTGGCTTTTGTTATATTCCTAAGCTGCACTTTGCCCTTGAGTGCACAACCATCAGCATCGAAGGAAAGCCCTGTTCGCAGTGCTGCTATTTCAAACATCTTCCTTCCAAAGCAGCCAAAAGTCATTGTTCCAGTTTGCATAAAAGACGGTGAAATGGGCTGCAAGACTGACAAGGATTGTTGCGCTGGGTTAACGTGCGTAGGTGGCACCAGTGGCGGCAGGGGCTGTGTAAAATTCTAAAAGGGGTGCTCGGGCATCATGGTATGTGATGCCCCTTCTTCGCTAACCGTTCGCTACTGGTTTTGATTACAGATCGATGCCTGCCGGGTCTGGGTTGCGTCATGGCGAACTTGAGTCGCCGGCAGAATGCTCAGAGGCGATTGCTGAGCGGTCAGGGCGAGAGATTTCAAACTGATCACGGTGACGATTTTTAGTTGACACTTTGCCGTGAATCAGGCGAATCAGTTGCCATCATCGGAGCGGTGCGTCCGGAGCTCGACGGAGCTGCCGGACGTTTTGCTTTTCGGAGCCGGTCGCATGGCGCAGCTCACCATGGTGTGGACGGGCGATGGCATCGCTCGCATCACTGCTGCCTGCGAAGCTCTGTCCGGCAAGCAGAAGCACACCGCACTCCGCCGTGCCATAAACCACACGGGCGACAAGACGTTCACGCTGGTGCGCCGCACGCTCGCGAAGCAAATGGGGCTGAACTCCCAGAAGATGCTGAGCAGCGGTCGCACGCTCATCCGCGTTCGAGCTAACTTCTCCAATCTGGAGTACCAGATTATTTCCGGGGGGCGCGCCGTTCGCGCGAAAGAATTCAAACACCGGGTCGGGAAAAAAGGAATTACCTTTTATCCGTGGGGCGTCCGGCATTTCATTCGTTCCGCGTTTGTCATCCCGCGTTACGGCGGCAACTTCTATCGCCGGCGGACGAAAGAGCGTTTTCCCCTCGAAGCCTTGTACGGCCCGAACATCAACAAGGAACTCGTCAAGGACGCGACTGCGGCAGCCTTCCGGGCAACCGTCGCGCGTGAATTGCCGAAGCGAGTTGAACACGAAGTGCGTGTCATCACGAACGGCATCCTCAGCTGAGGGTGGTCGCGGGTCCTTCCCACGCCCCCGCCCCGGCCTGCGCCGCCTGGCCAGCCCGGTGGTCGCACAAATTTTGTGCTGGAAAATCAAGACTTCGGATTCGCTTTTATGGCCCGAAAAGGCGGTTCTGAAGAAATCTCGGTCAAAATGCTGGCGCGGATCTTCGAGATCAGCGAGAGACGCGTGCAGCAGCTCGCAGAGCTGGGCGTTTTCGAGAAGGTCCGGCATGGGCGATACAAGCTTGACGGGGCGGGCCGGGCATACGCCGACTATCTCGTCAAAAGCGAAATCGAGCGCCGCTTCGACGACAGCTCGGCAAAAGAGCAGGTGGAGATCGAGCGCGCCCGCAAGCTCAAGCTCGAAAACGACACCCGCGAGAATATCCTGATTGAAACGCCGGTCGCCATCGCTGCTGTCGATTTCATCGTTGGCCAGCTGCGCACCGATCTCGCGGGTGTGCCAGCCCGTGCCTCGGAGGACGTCGCCATTCGCCGGCGCGTAGAGGATGCCATCAACGACGTTCTCGAGGCTCTCGCCGACCGTTTTGCAAAAGCTGGCGCCGCTCTTAGAGCGGGTCGCGATCCTCTCGAAGCCGACGAGACGGCAGCCGCCTGACGAGTGGGCGCGAGAGAACCGCAGCTATCCGACCAGCAGCGACCGGCCGGGCCCGCGTGATCCGACGCTGACGCCCTACGTCATCGCGCCGGTGCGCGCCGTCGAGGAACCACGGTACGATACCATAGCGTTCGTCTGTGGGTCCCAGATGGGGAAAACCGAGTGTCAGCTCGACCTCATCGGGCAGACGCTCGACCAGACGCCAGCGCCAATCATCTATGTGGCACCGAGTCAGGATTTCCTGCGCGACGAGATCGAGCCACGCCTGACGGCGATGATCGAGAACGCGCCGTCGCTCAGGGCGAAAGCCTGGCGCGGACGTAAGTCCACCAAGTTCCGCAAGGTCGTCGGCGGTGTGCCTGTAAGGCTGCTGTGGGCTGGCTCTGCGACACAGCTGTCGGGTGTAAGCGCCAAACTGGCCCTGGTCGACGAACTCGACCGTATGGCGGAAAACGTTGCCGGTGATGGCGACCCTCTTGGCCTTACAGAGGCCCGCGGCTTCGCCTACCGCGATCGTAAGCGCGTGGTCACCTCGACGCCGAAACGTGGCAGCGTCGATATCGAGCGCGACGGGGCCTCCGGACTGGAATTCTGGAAGAAGATGCCGCCGGAGGACATCGAAAGCCCGATCTGGCGCTTATGGCAATCGGGTACACGCCATCACTTCTGCTGGCCGTGTCCGGAGTGCGGTGAGTACTTTGTTCCTCGGTTCAAGCAGCTCCGCTGGCCTGAGGACGCGACGCCCGCTGAGGCCAAGCGCACGGCGCACATGGTTTGCCCCCGCTGCGGCGGGATCATCGAGGATCATCAGAAGGCGGCGCTCAATGCGCGCGGCCGGTATGTGGCGCCAGGCCAGACGGTCACGCCGGATGGCGTGGTAAGCGGTGATCCTCCGGATTCGACCGTCATCTCGTTTTGGGTCTCGGGGCTCTGCAGCCCGTTCGTTACCTTCGGCGAGCGGGCGGCGGCGTATATCACCGCAAAGGAGCGCGGGAACCAGAGCGAGCTGCAGGCGGTGCTCAACACCGGCTTCGGCGAGCTCTGGGCGCCTGGCGCCGGCGACGTGCCGGAGTGGGCGGAGGTCGCCGCGCTGCGCCGGCCCTACAAGCGGCTCGAGCTGCCGCGCGGGGTCAAGCTGCTGACGCTCGCCGTCGACGTCCAGAAGCGGCGGTTGATCTACACGATCCGCGGCTGGGGTGCGCGGGCGACCTCGTGGCTCATCGACTATGGCGAGCTGCATGGGCCGACCACGGAGGACGACGTCTGGCACGCGCTCGCGGAGCTCCTGCACCGTCCGATCGGCGATCTCGTCATCCGGCGCGCGTTCATCGACTCAGGGTTCCGCCCCGGCAAGCCGGAGCAGGTGCCGGTCAACAAGGTCTACGAGTTCTGCCGGCGGTTTCCGCGCCTCGTCTATCCGACGAAGGGGCGCGACCGTCAGGACCGCCCGCTCATCATCTCGCCGATCGAGGTGACGGCGCGCGGGTCCAGCCGCAAGTACGGCCTCGAGCTCGTCTGGCTCGACACGGATCACTGCAAGAGCTGGGTGCACGAACGCATCCGCTGGGAGCCGGACAAACCGGGCGCCTGGTATTTGCCGCAGGACGCGAGTGACGATTTCTGCAAGCAGATCGTCGCCGAGGCGCGGGTCAAGAAACCGAACGGGGCACCCGAGTGGATCCAGCGGAGCCGGGAGAACCACTATCTCGACTGCGAAGGAATGCAGGCGGGTCTCGCCCACATGCTCAACGTGCACCTGATCCGGGCGGATGAGCCGGACGAGGTGCCGCCAGCCGGACCGCCCGTGAAACCGGCGGGCCGCGAAATCAGATCGGTGCCGCGGTCGGTCACTCAGTCGCCGACTGCGAAGGCTGCACCAGCTGCGGCGCCGGCCGCGCCCCCGCCAGCACAGATCGATGCCGCTGCAGCGCGCCGGGAGCGGATCAAGGCGCTCGCCGCGCGCGTGGCGCAATGGAGATGAGAATGGCCGAGCCCGAATGCCTCGTTAGGTTGCGCGAGCTCAAGGCGAAGATCGACCAACGGATCGACGGCGGCCAGGTGACCTCGGTCGGGCACCGAGGGCGGTCGCTCCAGTACTCCGAAACCTCGGTCAACGACATGATCCGCTACTACAACCAATTGTGGCAGCAGTGTCCG